ATAAAAGACAATTGGAACTATTAGAAAACGGACCCGATAGTTTATCTTCCAGTTGGTCCCTCCAAGCCATGTATAATGATTGGAAACGTATTAAAGGGATTTCAGATGACCACTCCAAATTGGCAACACCACTCCAAGAAAGAACAGAAGAGAAAACTTAAACCACAAGCAATGAGAGCACGGCGTGAAGCACTTCGCCAGTTCAAAAAGCGTCACGTGACCTCGCCCAAAAGGCGGGGTTCTTTTGTATAATACGTTCATACGTAACAGAGCAATGACCGTCCGTCACGAAATCAAATCTCAACTTGCCAAACTTCTTGCCACCGAGGACCTTGTGGTAGAGCACAAGCGTGTTGAGACCGCACAATTCAACGTTCATACTCGTGTGCTGACGTTGCCAATGTGGGAAAAGGCAAGCAATAGTGTTTATGATATGCTAGTCGGACATGAAGTTGGTCACGCACTTTATACTCCCGATATTGATTGGTTAAAAGAGCACAAGATTCCACCACAGTTTGTGAACATTGTGGAAGATGCTCGCATTGAGAAACTCATGAAGCGTCGTTATGCTGGTCTTTCCAAGACTTTCTATCGCGGATATGAAGAACTTGCCGATCAAGATTTCTTTTCGATTGCTGATGAAGACGTTTCCGAAATGAATCTTGCCGATCGTGCAAACCTGTATTTCAAGATTGGTAACTATACCAATATTCCCATTCAAGATGGTGAAGAAAAAGAAATCATTAATATGATTGCAGGTACTGAAACCTTTGCCGATGTTCTAGAAGTTTCCAAGATTCTTTATCAGTATTGTAAAAAGGAACAAGAACAGAATCAAGAAGCACCCGAAGAGATGAGTGCAAATCAGGAAACCACTCAAGATGGGGGTAGTTCCACTCAAGATGGGGATGAAGGTGAACAGGAACAACTTGGTGAAACCGAATCTTATGGTGGAACCGCAAAAGATGTTATGGAACAGACTGATTCAATGGGTGCTGGTCCAAGCAATGAAGAACCAGAAGTCAAGACTGTTGATTCTTTAGAAGATGCACTTAAAGACCTTGTGAATCAACAGGGTGAGGAGAATGTGTATCTGGAACTTCCTAAACTTGATCTGAAGAAAGTCGTTGTTTCTAATTCAGAGATTCATAACAACTGTGATACTCAGTGGAGTGATGATGGTGCAGAAGTGTTTTATCATGTTGATAAAATGTTCGTTGACTTCAAGCGTTCGGCACAGAAAGAAGTCAATTATTTGGTGAAAGAGTTTGAATGTAAAAAAGCAGCAGACTCCTATGCTCGTGCTACTACTGCTCGTACTGGTGTTTTGGACTGCACCAAACTCCATACTTACAAGTACAATGAAGATCTCTTCAGAAAGGTAACGACTCTTTCTGATGGTAAGAATCATGGTTTGGTGTTTGTTCTGGACTGGTCTGGTTCAATGGGGCAAGTGATGCTCGATACCGTTAAACAACTCTTCAACCTCGTGTGGTTCTGCAAGAAAGTTTCTATTCCATTTGAGGTTTATGCTTTTACTAATGAATATCCTCTTGTAAGTTATGATGAGGAGGGTAAGGCAAGTCTTCGTGAAAAGGCATATCAACCCAAAGATGGAATCGTTCATGTTGGTGAATGGTTCTCTATGATGAATCTTTTCACCAGTAAAGTGAATGCCAAGACTCTGGAAAATCAAATGAAGAATATTTTCCGAATCGCATATTCATTCAGTCACTATTCTTCAATTAAGGTTCCTATTGGAATGAGTCTTTCTGGTACTCCTCTGAATGAAGCACTGATTTCTCTTCATCAAATTCTTCCTCAATTCAAACAAGAGAACAAACTTCAAAAGGTTCAGTGTGTTGTTCTAACTGATGGTGAAGCATGTGCTCTGAAGTATCACCGTGAAGTGAATCGCCGTTGGGAAGAGGAACCTTTCCTTGGTACTGGGCACATTGGTGCTAACTCTTTTATTCGTGATCGCAAGACTGGTAATACCTATTCCTGCGATTGTGAGTGGTATGAGTTTACCGATGTTCTTCTTCGCAATCTCAAAGATACCTTTGGGGATATTAATTTCATTGGTATTCGTGTTCTTGAATCCCGTGATGCTGGTGCATTCATTCGCCGCTATTGTGGATACTATGGTGAAACCTTTGATAAGACAATGACTGCTTGGAAAAAGCAAAAAGCATTCTCTATCAAAACTTCTGGATATACTACTTACTTTGGACTCTCTGCAAATGCTCTCGCGCAGGAGAGTGACTTTGAAGTGAAAGAAGATGCGACCAAAACTCAAATCAAAAGTGCTTTTGTGAAGAGTCTTCGTAGTAAGAAGATGAATAAGAAAGTTCTTGGTGAGTTTATTGAACTCGTTGCCTGATAAATAACTAGAAACAATTATTAGAACAATGGGAAGATTTTCAGATTTACTCAGCGGTAAAACTCCTGCACCTGCACCCGCTCCTGTAAAAGCAGCAGCACCAGTAAAGAAAACCGAAGCAAAGAAGGTTCAATCCGCACCAGCACCTGCAAAGGTTGAAGACTCTGGAGAAGAGTGATAGGACACTCACATAACTGTCATAGGGGGCACTTTGAAGTGCCCCTTTTTTGTGTATAATAACTTCAGTTGAAACAAACGACTTCATGACCCTCTCCGCCGACTACATCCGCACTTCTCTCCAAGCAGTGTATGGAGAGTCCGTGACTGCCGCCGACATTCGTGCCTGGTGTGCTATGAATGGTTCTAATTATCAAACTGTATCAAATAAACTCTCTGATTATAAAGTTGGACGTGGTAAATGGAATCTGACCATCCAAGAAGCACGAGAGCAATTTGAGCAAACCGTAAAAGCACCTGCCGCTATTCCTGCCATCGAACAGAATCTCATTCCTGAAAAAGATGATACCTTCGTCAAGTTTGGTAACTTTGTTGATATTAAAAAGATTATTCAGTCCCGTCTTTTCTATCCGACATTCATTACGGGACTTTCTGGTAACGGCAAAACTTTTTCTGTGGAGCAAGCATGTGCCCAACTTGGACGAGAACTCATCCGTGTAAACATTACTATTGAAACTGATGAAGATGATCTCATTGGTGGCTTCCGCCTTGTTGATGGTGCCACAGTCTGGCACAACGGTCCCGTTGTGGAAGCCATGGCCAGGGGTGCCGTTTTGCTACTTGACGAAATCGACCTTGCTTCGAACAAAATCCTCTGTCTCCAGTCCGCCCTTGAAGGTAAAGGCGTTTTCCTCAAGAAGATTGGCAAACAGATTACGCCCGCCGAGGGTTTCCAGATCTTGGCAACAGCCAATACAAAGGGTAAAGGGTCCGATGACGGTCGATTCATTGGGACTAACGTGCTCAATGAAGCTTTCCTAGAACGTTTCCCTGTGACGTTTGAGCAGATGTATCCATCTCCTGCCACTGAGCAGAAGATTTTGGAAGGCATTGCTCTGGACCTTGGTGTGGAAGACCGTGACTTCTGCAAGCGTCTTGTGGACTGGGGTGACATTATTCGCAAGACCTTTTATGATGGTGGTATTGAGGAAATCATCAGCACCCGCCGCCTGGTTCACATTATTCGTGCCTATGCAATCTTCCAAGACAAAGCGAAAGCAATCCAAGTGTGTGTAAATCGCTTTGATGATGAAACCAAACAATCCTTCCTTGAACTTTACGATAAAGTAGATGCAGACTTCGAACTCCCTGTGGAATCAGTACAAGACGCTCCTTTCTGAAACCTTTCCTGATTTAGAACTGGATTGTGAGTGGGCAAACTGGGAGGAAAAGAACTCCTCCCTTTCTGCCAAAATCTATGTAAACAAACACATTCTCAAATCCAGAGAAGTTGAGATATGGGATAACAAATCCTGTATTTACAACAACATCATCTATCCCAGAACTGGTAGTAATCTTCCTTGTTTCGGTATGGATTTGATGGGTTTCTTTGATAAAAAAGTCATTATTGTATTTGACTTCCAACATCCAGTGGAAAACTATTTGTTCTCCCATCCAGACCTTCCAAAGGCAGATGGTTCCTTCCGATTCTTTGAACCAGGCAATCACTTCTCCGAGAATGTGTATATTGCCAAGTGTACAATGTCCGAAGTCAACGAACATCTTGATATCTTCAAGAAATACTTGACTGCCTACAAGGATATGCTAGAATGTGAACAACCTACTGGAAACGATTTTTCCACCTATTGTGACTTTGATTCTTATATGAAAAAGTTAGACCCTGTGAGTGGATATCTTTCTGGTAAATTTGGTAAAGAAAAAGCAGAGTCTCTTGTAAACGATTTTCTTTTCTGCTATGGTTAATTCCTGGTCCTTACTTTATGATGAATTAAAAATGGATGAGTATCCCTACCCAAATAATTTTGGAGCAACACCAGATTATACTGAACTAGATGATGGTATGCGCCCCTGGGTGCACAGTGATTATGAATTTTTGATTACCAATCCAAATATGACTGATATTATTCCCAATTCTCCTGCAACTCCTTGGAAGTATAATGAAGAAGCAATTGTAAAAGAACTTCTTGAATACATCCGTGGCACTTATACCCAGCACTATTCTGCTGGTGATGATAAGATTCAAACGCTTGACCTGATTGAAGCGTGTGGTGATGGCGAAGCATTCTGTCGCAGCAATATCCTTAAGTATGCCTCTCGCTATGATAAGAAAGGCACTGCACGTCGTGATATTATGAAGATTTTGCACTATGCCGTTCTTCTGATGAATTTCAATGACAAGAATGCCAAGCGTGAAACCTACCCTCAATGAACCTGAAACACAACACTATGAAACTGACTGACAATACCCTGACTATTCTGAAGAACTTTGCTGGCATCAACAATTCGATTCTAGTAAAAGAGGGAAATCGTCTTCGTACTATTTCTGTTGCCAAAAACATTTTGGCAGAAGCAGAAATCAAAGAAGAGTTTCCTCGTGACTTTGCCATTTATGACCTCAACCAGTTTTTGAATGGTTTGAGTCTTCATCAGGATCCTGATCTAGATTTTCAACAGGATTCTTATCTGAGTATCAAAGAGGGTAAGCGTCGTGTGAAATATTTCTTTGCAGACCCTAATGTTATTATTTCTCCTCCTGAAAAAGAAATTAATCTTCCCACTCAAGATGTTTGCTTCCAACTGGATAGTGCTTCTCTTGAAAAATTGGTGAAGGCAGCACAAGTTTATCAACTACCTGATCTTTCTGCTATTGGTGAAGCAGGAGTCATTAAACTGGTGGTTCGTGATAAGAAGAATGATACTTCTAACGAATATGCCATTGTTGTTGGTGAAACTGATAAAGAGTTCTCTTTCAACTTTAAGGTAGAAAACATCAAGATTATTCCTGGTGCTTATGATGTTGTAGTTTCCTCTAAACTGCTTTCTCAGTTTACAAACACTCGCTACAATCTCAAGTATTATATCGCTCTGGAACCAGATTCCACTTTCGGTTGATGAGACACATTCTCTTTACATTGAAGGGTTGCAATGTTGAGTTGATGGAGGATGAAAACTACATGAGAAAAATGCTGTATAATGCAGCAAAGGAATGTAATTCAACCCTCCTTAACCTATCTGTGTACAAGTTTGAACCACAAGGATTCACTGGCATTGCTATGCTTGCTGAGTCTCATATCAGTATTCATACTTGGCCAGAAAAAGGTATGGCAGTTTGTGACGCCTTTACCTGTGGTGACCACACTACACCAGAAAAAGGCGTAGAATATATGAAGAAGATGTTAGAGTCAACCGACATCATTATGAATGAATTTATTCGACCTTTGGAATGAACATTTTTGTCACCGATCCATTTCCCGCTGAAAGTGCTATCTGCCTTCCTGACAAACACATTGTCAAAATGCCGCTTGAGTGCTGCCAGATGCTTAGCATTGTTGCTTCTTCCTGGTATCATGATTATGGGACTCTTCCCAAACAAGACGGCACTGCCTACAAGACAGAAAAGGGAGCATTCAGAAACCACCCATGCACGAAATGGGCGGCGGAAACGGTGGACAATGCCTATTGGCTCATCAAGTGGGGATTAAACTTGTGTCAAGAGTATACTTTACGCTATAATAAACAGCACTCATGTGAAGGGACATTGACTCATGCCTATTACCTTTTTCCTAAGGGTAAGTTGGATGAGGTAACTCCTTTTGCAAGGGCAATGCCTGAAGAATACAAGTTTGATACTAGTATTTCTACCTTTGACGCATATAAGATGTATATCGCATCCAAACCTTGGGTGAAAGATAACTATCTTCGTATGCCCCAACGCAAACCTGATTGGATTTGATAATGAGTAATTTTATTTGGGTTGAGAAATATCGCCCAAAAACTATTGAAGAGTGTATTCTCCCAGAGTCTGCAAAGCAGATGTTTCAGGAGTTTCTAAACAAGGGTGAGATTCCCAATATGCTTTTGGCAGGTCCTCCTGGTATTGGAAAGACCACAGTTGCCAAGGCACTGTGTAACGAACTTGGAGCAGATGTATATGTCATCAATGGATCCGACGAGGGTAGATTCCTCGATACTGTCCGAAACAATGCGAAAAACTTCGCTTCGACCGTCTCACTTACATCGGATTCTAAGCACAAGGTCATCATCATTGATGAGGCAGATAACACGTCCAATGATGTTCAACTCCTCCTACGGGCGTTTATTGAGGAGTTTGCTGGTAACTGCCGATTCATCTTCACCTGTAACTATAAGAATAAAATCCTTGAACCCCTGCACTCGCGATGTGCAGTCGTGGACTTCTCCATCAAAGGAAAGGAGCGTCAGTCCATTGCAGCACAATTCTTCAAGCGTCTCCAAGAAATCTTGGTTGCAGAAGGTATTGAATCTGATAACAAGGTCCTGGTAGAACTTGTTAATAAGCACTTTCCTGATTGGCGTCGTGTGCTTAATGAGTGTCAACGATATTCAGTTAGTGGAAAGATTGATGCTGGTATTCTTGCTACGTTCTCTGATGTTGCTGTAAATGAACTGGTCAAAAACCTCAAAGAAAAGAACTTCCCCGAAGTTCGGAAGTGGGTGGTATCTAACATGGATAATGATACTACTGTACTTATGCGGCGTATTTACGATGCTTGTTATAGCGCCCTTGAAAACAATAGCGTTCCTGCTGCTGTGCTTGTGCTTGCTAAGTATCAGTATCAGGCGGCATTCGTAGCAGACCAAGAGATAAATATGCTTGCTTGTCTAACTGAATTAATGGTGGAGTGTAATTTTAAATGATTGATGTAAAACTACTGCGTATTACTACTGGTGAAGAAGTCGTTGCAGAACTTCTTTCTGAAACAGAAGATACTATTACAGTACAAAACGGTCTTGTAGTACTTCCAACAAATACTGGTGTTGGATTTGCTCCTTGGGCAACCGTAATTAGTAAAGAAGAACCTGAAATTACAATGTCCAAAAGGCACGTTGTATATGTTGCAGAAGTTCAAGAAGATGTTGCCAAAAAGTATAATGAAATGTTTGGTAGTAAACTAATTACACCAGATAAGAAAAAACTGGTATTGTGATTATGAAAAAACAAAAATTAAAAGCACAAGTTAAGTCTAGATTTTATTATTACTTTTGGGGAATCTGTACGGTTTCTGTAGTTCTTGGACAACTTTATGTTGGAACTGGATATCGTTTGATGTCTGAAAGTATTAATAGATTTTTCTATACACTAACTGGAGAACTGGAGAAGATTGATGGGTCTACTGAATATCGATAAATCTAAACTTGTAGAACCAAAAGTGAAGACTACACCTGAACTCGTAAATGAGGCAAATGAAGCACTGTTTCGTGCTAAAATGACTCTACCTGCTGCCGCAAAACACTGTGGCATGACTCAGAAAGAAATGAAGATGACTTTCTGGGAGTTTTTGAAGTATCATCCTAAAGATTATGAGCAGTCTGAAAAGTTATAAAACGCCTTTACGCTACCCTGGTGGTAAGTCCCGTGCTTGCACCAAGATGGACCAATACTTCCCTGATATGAGGGAGTATGATGAGTTCCGTGAACCATTCCTTGGTGGTGGTAGTGTTGCCATTCATATTACCAAGAAGTATCCAGACACAAAAATCTGGGTTAATGACTTGTATGAACCTCTCGTCAACTTCTGGCAACAACTCCAGATGTTTGGACGGGAGATGAGAGATGAACTGCTGCAACTAAAATATCGTCATATAGAACCGACCAGTGCAAAAAATTTATTCCTTGACGCCAAAGCATATCTTGCAAGACCTTTGGAAGACAGTGAAAATTTCCACCGTGCTGTTTCCTTCTATGTGGTTAATAAGTGTTCTTTCTCAGGTCTTACTGAGTCCTCCTCCTTCTCCGCCCAAGCAAGCGATGCCAATTTCTCCATCAGAGGTATTGATAAACTGCCAGGTTATTCAGAAATAATCAGGAACTGGAGAATTACTAATTACTCCTATGATTACCTACTTGGCGCTGAAGGTAATGCTTTTGTATATCTTGATCCTCCTTATGATATCAAAGATAATCTCTATGGTAAAAAGGGTTCAATGCACAAAGGATTTGACCATGATAGGTTTGCTGCTGACTGCTCTGCTTGTAGTCTTCATCAGTTGATTAGTTATAACTCAGACCAGTTAGTCAAAGACCGATTCACTGATTGGAGTGCTGCCGAGTTTGATCTTACCTACACAATGCGCTCGGTAGGTGAATATATGCGAGAGCAAAAGAAACGTAAAGAACTACTGCTTTTTAATTATGGAATTGAAGGATTGGTTGAACAGCATCAATCAGACGAAAGAGAATCTGATTGATGAAGATTCATCACTTGAGAAGGAATATCCTCCTTATATTGTAAACCGCTGCTTCTCTGGTCATCTGGACGCGGTGCTGTTTGCCAATGAGATGAACCAGCATCATTTCCTCCCTAAAAAACTACAATATGATTTTTATCTAAATAGTCTGAGGAAAAAGAAGAGATTTTCTCCCTGGCTCCGACAAGATAAAGTCAAAGACCTTGATTATGTCA